ATGAAATGGTATGTAGCGGTGATAACAGGTCTACTATTAGCCCTAGGTATTTGCGGAGCGGAAGATAGCGATGATATGCATTGGACGACATACGAGGATGAATATATCAGTTTTGAGTATCCTGCTGCACTTTTTGAATTGTATACTCGCGAATCCCCAGAGTATTATTCATTTATGGATAAAGAGACTAATAATTTCCCTTTTCAAATTACATTAGGGCTATCGAGTGTGGAATATTATATTAGGTTAGATGATCCGGAAGACGACGTTACACCGTACACAAGGATCATAGAGTCGGTTGAGATAAAGATTTGAGGTCGCTCTCAGTCGTGTAAAGTGAGATGTGACTCTCGCTCTTGTTTATCGTCCTTCCCTCAGACAAATCTTTATTTTTTCTTTCGGTCATAAATACTCTATTGACAGTTCCTCAAATATATCTTTTTTGGAATCTGTTTCTACCATAAGTCGAGATCCCGCCACGCCATCAGTTCTGTGATATTTTGCTATCTTTTATCTAGAATATCACAGAACTAAAGCCCAACATCCGGGCAGACTCCGCCCGGATGTTACCCTATCTCACTCGATTGAATAGGTCTCATCACAGAGGCAGTTCGGGTGTCGATGGGCGACGTACTCGCCGTTAGAGTACGGTTCACTAAACCGCCTCTTCTGGCCGTTCATAGCCTGACAGAGAGGACAGCCGTCAGGCCGCGCCCGCCACGTCTTAAACTTCATCTTCGCTTTGCGGGCCACCCTCTGTTTTTTCATAAGCTCCGACACATGCCCCTCTGACCTCTCGATCCTCTTCAGCCTGGAGGGAGCCGACAGATAGGACCCGCTTATCTTGCGCTCAAAGTCGGCCTTGGATAGCCCGCCCTTATCAATCTCTTTGATTATCCGCTTCATGTCGGTATCTGTGAGCCGATCTATTAGCCGCTCGGCTTGAGGGAGTGAGTTGATAAGGTCGGGGTTGTTCACCCAAAGGCGCTCTACAAGCTTCTGGTTCTTCTCCTCCAGGGCCACCCGGATCTTACGCCGCGTCTCTTCATCGTCTCTCAGGACCTTTTTGGCCCCCTTCTCGAAGTAGCCCCGGCCCTGAAGTATCCCCGACACGTCAGAAGCTACAGTTTTTAGGATGTTAAGAGGCTTCAAGCTGAAAACCTCCAGGTCTTAAGGTACGGTCGGAGGAGAGAAAGCCCGAATTTGGGGCTATATAGAAGCCAGACGGGGAGAGACCAGGCCGGGCATGGCAAAGGCCGTCTAGGCGCGGATATTCGAGCCCTCAGGTTCACCATGTTCTTTCACCTCCTAAAGGAGAAGGGTCCTAAACTCCTCTTCGCCTCCTAACTCGGTTGCCGGTATCACTTTCACCACTTCGAAGCCGACGCCACCCACGGACTTTTTGCGTATCCAGTCGGCGGGCTCTACGATCTCGGTACACATCACCTTTGCATCGCTTAGGGTAAGGTCCCCCAAATCGTTCCAGTAGCTCACGCTTTTGTCTTCCCATCTACACCAAAAATCAGACCAAACCGTCTCGGTGATCAGAGCCCCGCCAGCGTCTACGGCCACGATGTAGATATTAGGTACGGGGTCCTCATCATGTAGCCCGGTGGTGGTTATGCTGGTGATCTCTGTATAGGTGTATACTGAGGTTTTTGATCTGCAATCGCTGAATGTGATGGTCTCGGATCTCGGAGTTGAGTCTATGAACCCTGTTATCATCACAGATCCGGTACAGGCAGCACCCGCCGAGGTCGTCACCTTGAGCTTGAACCCGTCGCCCCCTATGTCGTTGATCTCAAGAGGGAGAGTTTCGAGGGCTGGCCCGTTGTAGAACACAAAGGGGAGGAGTGACTTTAATTGAGCCTCTTGATTCAGGTAGGCATCAACCAGGCTCAATTAGACCGGCCTCCAAAGGATAAGTAGGGTTCTAAGAATTTGTAGGCAGTCCAGGAGATAAGAGGGGTGCCTTTTATGCCGCCGCCCTGCATCGAACCGTCGAAAGTTTCGGATATATCGCTTAGCCTGAAGCTCCTGACACCTCCAGCCTGAAGGGTTCGCCGCTTATCGTTGGTGGTGTCCAAGCGTGCTAAGATCTCCTCACAGACTGCATCTTTGATAGCCTGCGGGATGACAACATTATCATCGGCGTCTCTCTCCACCTCCCACCCCCGGCGCGTCTTGATCAGTCTCGGCCACTGGAGGGGCTGGGTGGTGATGTCGGTCTCATACTTCTTACCGACGAAAGGAAGAGAATCGACGAGCCTAGAAACGTACTTCAAAAGGTCCTCTTTAGCTGCCTCGGTGGCGTCAGTCCAAGCCGAAGAATCGGGCCTATCGGCTACGTAACTGTCCATCTCGGCACTCGATACATATTCAGCCATAATTCACCTCGATAAACAAGGAGCCGGGGCAGGTCGTGACAAACCCGCCCCGAAGGGTGAGGACCGGAGACGCGGTTCCGGTGCGAGGGGGAGAGGGTGAAAAGCCCCTCTATCCTCACCCTCAGATATGTTTATCATCGTTATCAGGCCGGGGCCGTGTTCTCCGCTATCGTTTCAAGGTAGCCTTCACAGGACGTGAGAATGGTCTCTATGTCGGTGAGCTTTGCCAGGATCGCGGCTAACTGGTCTTCGGTGGGGTGAGCCATGATAACTCACCCCTCAAGGCAGCGCGTAAGCTTCGATCGTTCCGGCAATGTCGGTGTTGCTGGTGTCGGTGATATCGAGTATGATCGTTCCATCGCTCTGAAGGAACCTTGCGGTCTCGATAGGGCCGATCACCTTCTCAGCATTGGCGAGAAGGCCGGGGCCAGCCGAAAGATCGCCGAGTCCTCGCCTAAAGGCCGGGTGAGCATCTCCAGCCTTCAGAACCACGTCGCCGAGGGTTCCAGTTCCCGCCGAGATGTGGACGAGGATCAGCATTCTCTTGAAGTTCGCACCGGCGGCTATTACGTGGCCGGTGGCCTTGCTGATCGCGTCGGGCGTCTCTCTGTCGGCCCAAGCTCCAGCCATCTCATTTACAGTAATTTCGGATCTAACCATCTTATCTCACCTCCTCAGCTTGGCGCACATGTGAGAACGCACAGGCAGCTAGGATCGACCACTTTGGCCCCGTAGACGTGAAGACCTCGCAAAGCATCCGCAAAAAACTTGTCCGGTCTGTAGCCTTCGACCTCGTTAACGCTGTCGGCAAATGTGGTAGCCCTCGCCACTCCAGCCACAACCTTGTAGTGGTCGCCCGCCGTGTTTGGAACGTTGTTACTTTGCAAAATTCTGAAGCCGAAGAGCTTCGCAACCTCACCGTTGAGCATAGCGCCTTCAACCCCGGACCAGACCGGGTTAACAAGGGCGTCTTCCTGGAGAAGCCACCGGATCACCCAGGGAGGAATGACGACGAACCGGCCCTCCATCGGGCAGTTGGCTTCATCGAGAACCTGTTTCACAGCCAGAAGCTCTTCAGTCACGATATCAGTCGTTCCATCGAAGATCTTATCTGACCCATCGGCACCCACGGCACCAGCCGCACCCGCTACCATCTGAGCGACGATATACTCATCAGCAACCTCGGCGAGTCCATAAGCCGCGTCTCTCGTTGCCGATTCCATCAGAGCCACGTTCATCTGAGCCTTATCTACGTCCTCGATCCGGAAGTTGAAATATTTGGACTGTGTGATATCGAGTGTTACGCTGGCGTCGTCAAGCTCTTCAGGGTCACTTAACCCTGTGGCTTTGCTGTAATTCCCGATCGTTACAGGGCCGTGAGCGGTTATCCTCACCGTGTCGCCTTTGCCCCGAATGTCGCCCTCAAAATCCCTGTTGATGACTCCAGCCTGGCCGAAAACTAGGGACTTCTGGAGGGCCTGGAGGATTTGGGCTGCCCAAACCTCACCTATGAAATTTGTTAAGCTCATGTTCTTTACCTCACTTCAAGGTACCGTCTTTCATTTGGGCCTTGATTTGATCCATGTTATCGATGATCTCCGAGGGCGTCATGGCCTTTACAGCCTCACGGGTTAACGGTTTCTTTGTATCCGTCGCCGGGTTGCCACCCGCGCCCGAAGGCTCTTTAGGTCCGATCTCCTCCAACAGCTTCGCAGCGTCAGCCCTAAGCTCTTTCTCATTTTTACCCTGGAGTCTACCGGCCAGGGGTTCGGGGAGCTTAAGGTCGGTCGCTACTTTTTGCCGGAGTGTTTCGAGGCTGGCTTTCTGGTACTCTTCAAGCTGCCCTTTGAGGGTCCTATTCTCCTCTTCAAGGGCCTCCATCTTTGCCGCCTCTCTATCTAGCCGCTTTTGGATTATCCTGTCCACATCGGCCTGCGTAAACCGCTTCTCGTCATCGTCTGACATGGTGCGTAATCTCCCCAGTTCACGGCCTGGTATGCCTGCCTAAGTAATAGTCAGGATTGTATATAAAGATACTCCTATAAAGTGGTCGAATTTAGCCCTCTGAGGTGGTTCTTATGTAACCGGCGGGGTGCTTATGGGGGGTCCGGGTTACATAAGAAAGCCAACAGACGAGAGAAATGAAGTAAGAGGTCGAGTTGACCTCTTATAGAAAAGAGTTGAAAAGAGGGGGTTCGGGTGGGGTCGTTCCCGCGAGTTAGCAGGAGATACCGCCCACCGCTGGTTTTCCCGTGAGTATATAAACTCCAGAGGAAGAGATCGGAGGGGTATATAAACTAAGTCGGGTTTCCGCGAGTTAGCAGGAGAACCGTCTAGTTCTGTGATATTTCACCCTCGTTTATCCTCGAATATCACAGAACTAAGGCGGATCACATCCGGGACAACTGCGCCCGGAAGTGAAGGTAGCGTCGAGTCGACGCTACCCGGTAGAAAAGAGGGCTCAGAGGTACAACCGCTTGAGGTCAACTGCGCCTCAACCGCTCATAGGAGGGCCTGAGCCTGTCGGCCTTCCTCCTCCTCGATCCGGGAAACTTCGGCGTCGATATCTTCCTCTGAGAGGTCAGGATCGAGCCTCTTAAGGGAGCTTCGAGTCGAAGCCGCCTTAGCATCCCGCCGGGTGGCCTCTATCCGGGCCGCCTCCATCGGGTCAACAGGCAGACTAGAACGCCACTCAAGGCTTGCGTTGGTTAACAAGGTCCCCCCGGTCATCCGAGAAGCTACCTCAAGCTCCGCCGCTGTAACCAGCACCGAGAGAAGCCCCGGTTTGATCCTAAGCCTGATCCGGTTGACTTTTGCCAAAGTCGGCAACAGCAACCGCTTAAGGGCGCTGCCTGATTCAGCCAGCCCGTTTTTGGTCTCCCCGAAGGCCGCCGGGGAAAGCTCGGCGAGAACGTAAAGTTGTTGCATCAGGTTCTCGATCTGTGAGAAGGTGGCCCCCATTTGTGCATCCCAGGTTAGGATAGTGGGGGGTGTTTCACCCTCTCCCAGGACTATATAGCGCTCGTCAGAAGCCCAAATCACCTCACCCGTTAGCGGATCTTTTACCCTGAGACCAGCCGGGCCAGCCATCCAAGGGTCTGCAAAAACATCCAAAGTAGACGAGACCTTGATAAGCCTCCTCTCGATCTCCTCGATTAGGTCTGTGATATCCCTGAAGTCATCCAGGCCGAAGAGCCCGCCCCCATCCTTCAGGTTGGAGAACGGGAATATCAGGAACCCGGCCACGTTGGTTTGCTCCTCCTCTTTCAGCTTGGCGTATCGCTCGATGGTGGAGAGAGGGGCGGGCTCACGTACCTCCTTTCCATCGCTGGAAAGCTTCAGAAGCTTGTGGATTATTTTGCCGGGCTTGTGGATCTCCACCTTGAGGTATCGGTCGTCCTTCTGTTTGACCTCCCAGGCCAGCACGTGAGCGACCACCTCGTTAACGTCGTCCGGGCTTACGATCGGGAACCATATTTTAGGGTCGATCCTCGAAATGACAGACCGCGCCCCGTTCCATCTGACCTTAAGAACGCTGTCCCCGTATGCGATCACGTCGCCTATTAGGTCGTAGATGATCTGATGATAAGCGTTCACCTCTGTTATCCGGTCGATTGTGGCCTGTTCTGTCGCCGTGAACTTCGGAGGGTTGCCGGTGGCTAGATCGGCAAAAACCGTCATGATGCGCTTGAACCAATTTAATCGCATCTTTATTATTCTCGGCGCGTCATCCTCGTTAAGCCCCAAAAATACTATGTCGTGGTGGCCTTCCATCAAAAGCTTGTTACGGCTATAGCGGGCTATCCGGTCGGGATCGGGGGGCCACTTTGAGCCCACCTTTAGAAAGTCCTCGTTTGTTAATATCGTCATCGTGACGGTCTCCTTATCGGTTCGGCGGCCCTCCGAGTCGCGGCAATCCGATTAATCAGATACCTCAAACAGTCGATCAGATCATCACTCTCTTTAATCGGCTTGTCTAAACCGCGTTCGGTGGCCCCTGCATCCCATCTATAGCCGGTCATCTCTTCCTGTAACATCGGAGTTGCCGGGCCTACGAGGTGTAACCAGCCCGTTTCAAGGCCGTTGATTATTCGCTGAATAGAATTTAATACGTCGTTGTTGGCGTTGGTTATCGGGCTTATGCCGTCGGCTTGGAACTGGAGACGGTAAGCCTTCGCCGCCGGGTCAACTTCTATCGAGGTTGGGTACTGATCCCCGATGAATCGCTTAAGGTCCTGGGAGAGGGCCACGGGCGTCTTATCCGTCTTGCGATATTCACCGGCTATGTACCAATCGTTTTTGATTCTGTAAGCCTTCAAGAAGGCCGCCGGGTGGGTGCTGCCTGGATCGACCGCCACCCGAAGCTCTTCAAGCCTACCTTCGGGGAGGGAGGGAAGGCAGTGAAGGGACGGGTCAAAGTTCTTGAAGACCGCGCCCTCGTCACTCACCCACCGGCCTTTGATGAATCGCTGGTAAAACATCGAGGTCTCGGGGAGGTATCGGCGCTTAAGCTCGGCTTTGTACTCGTCGGAGATCCAAGGGTTATCATCGAGGGAAAAGAACCAGCCCTTAAAGTCGATCTCTCCCTCTCGGTCGATCCAACGTTTTTTCAGATAGTGGGAAGGCGGGCCGGGGTTGCTGGTGGCGAATAGTTGGGCGTCGTCTTCTGAAAGACGGGTGATCAGCATGTCCCAAAAGCTCTGAGGGCAAAGGCTCCCTTCATCGACGAGAGCCTTCTGTAAGGTCTCGCCTTCGATCTTCTGATAAGCTGCCTGATCGTTGGCCCCCTCAACCCAACACTCTCTGTGATAAATCCAGCATCTCTTAAGGCTCCTCTTGTAAACGAAATTCGAGGGCCCTACCATGTGGCTGATGGGAACCAGGACGTTTCGCTCCAGGGCTCCTAACGTCTTACCCACCATCAGGAGGTTGGTGTTCTCGTCGGCTTCATGGAGGGCCTTGAGCCATCGGACGTTGACCCCCACGGTTTTTGCGGATCGGATCGCACCATGCGCTAGGTTAACCCCGGCGTCAGAGTGAAGGCAGAAGGCCCTTTGCTTACCCCTCGGCACCTGAAAGCGTGTCATCTATCGCCCCGAAGCTCCCTTATCTCCCTCAAGATCCGGGCCATTTTGCGCTCTCCACACTCGGGACAGAACGGGCCTCTCCAGTAGTGCTTAAGGTCGGGGTCTTCAAATTTGGCCTCAAGGGTTGTCACCTCTACAGGTGGCTTGAACTCCAGGGTCACCGGGAAAAGTCGGCAACACTCGGCACATTCTAACGTGTGGTTCTGAATCTCGGTAAGTAAGTGAGCCCTATAAAGGAGCCTCACCACAAGCCCGCCGATGAATCTTTTAACTTTGCTCATTTTCGATATCACCCGCCGCCGTATTATCAGCCTCTTCATCTTCCTCCATCCTTTCGAATAGGGCTTTAATTTCGCCGCTCTTTTCGCCTTTGCCGGGGCCTTCCTCCAGCCGCCTCTTATCGATTCCTATAGCCATTGCCGTTGCCAGATATTGAAGGTCGCGGGGACTTTCGCAGGTTTTCATCAGCTCTTCGGCCTTTTTCAGAAGCTTACCGACAAGCTCGATTCTCGCCGTTGAGTCGTAGCACGTCCGGGCAGTGTCCGCCCTTTTGCGCCGTGCATGTTCGACCACATCGAAGCCGTTTCTTTTGGCAACGTCGGCGATGGTGGAGTTGGAACGGTCGAAGTCTCGCCCTACCTGTCGTAGAGATAGGCCCGTCTCAAGGGCCGCCAAAATGTCAGCCTCTTCAGCCTTCGAGACGGGCGTGCCTTTTCCCATGCCGCTATGCCCCCTCCTCTGGAGGGACCCATGATCGGAAAACTCCAGGGTCGAGAGTCTTCTTGTGCATCAGTTATAGAATAGCTTGGACAATATTTAAACTTGCTCCTAGATATTATGAGAATAAACGTTTAAACGTGTGTTTTCAACGTGGATAAAGCCACTCCGAGGGAAAGGAGAGAGAAGATCGTGACGATCTGACGCCATGACGAAGACTAGAACGAGACCAAGACGAGAACCAGAACGAGAACAAGAATCTTACAAAGATAAGAACGTTTCAAGACGAGAATGAGACGGGAACGAGACGAGAAACGAGATAGTCAGTTGTCAGTTGCCATGAGAATGCAACTGTCAACTATTCTCAGATCGACTGAAGAGACAAGACAAAAGAGGCTATATACCAGACCTTATATTAACCAGAGACAACAAAAAGCATCGACTAAACAAGACAAAAACATCGACCATCAACGATGTATTTTCTCGGCTTCCGCCGAAAAGGGGAAGGGGTGTCCCCTAGACCCTCTGGGAATAGTTGACAGTTGCCGGCAACTGACTTTTAATCATCCTCCACACGTCTACCTATTCTCTGTCTTAGGATAAGTATCTTTTCTTTTTCGCTCCGAGGGCGGCGCTTCACGTCGAATTCATTCTTGTTAAGCATCCGTACTAGCTTAGAAAATTGATCCGGCTTCATCTTCAACTCAGCCCGGACATCAGAGAAGGTAGCGGACCCACCACGCAGCTTTAAAAACGCTTTTATGGCTTCTATTCTTGCTTCTGTTTTTTTGCCTGTTGATATCCCCACCGAGGATTTGATCAGAGCAACTTGAGTTTCTAAGGCAACAATTTTTCCTCTATTTATGGCTATATCTCGGAGAGTTTCATTCTCTAGCCGTTCTATCCGTGATGTTAAGTCGGCAATCTCCGCGTCCCTCGCCTCGATCTCGGAGTCCTTCACCCCAATTTCAGCTTCGAGGTCTGCAAGCCGGGTCAGAACATCGCCCAACCCCAGGGCCGACTCGACCCCAGGGTTGACAGCTAGATCACTATTTATCGGGATCTCTCCTCAAGGCGGGTGATCTTCTCTCGGAGGGTGTCGTTCTCCCTGGCGAGTTCCAGAAGGCGACGAATTGCGAGCTTATCCGCGCTTATGAAACGCAGAGACGGATCAGGTTTTTTCATGCCGCCCTCCCTTAACAATCCGGACGCGATAACCATTATCAGCCCTAATGATGCCTATCTTTTGGCCAATATTTTGCGATAGTTTATCTTCTATATCGGCTGGTAGATAGATCTCCAAAATTCCGACCGTGGCCAGTAGGCCGCCTTCATAGGGGACGAGGCGATGGAGTACGCCAACGCATTCCTCGAAAACTGAAAGGATGCGGTAATTGATCTCGTTTTTCATTTCATGGTCTCCAAGACTACACCATCTTCTTTCCAGCCTCTGTGTAGGTATTCTCGTATGATCTCCGAAATCGGCAGTCTGCGCTCCTCAGATTGCCGTTTCAGTGTGTCCTTTTCCTCCGGCTTGAGCAATAGCGGTTGGTATTCCGAGTAGCGCTTCAATTTCGGTCTTGCCACTTATCTCACCAGTTAGACAAATGCGCGGCTATGGTATTTTAATGTTGTGGAAGTTATAGTTTATGCAAGGATAGCAAACATTTAAGTAGTTTCCTTGCATAAACTATCTAACGCCGATGATGAATATGAGACGAATAAGAGACTGTATCGAAGCAACTGTCAAAAACCCGATAGATCGCGAGATTTTAGAGTACCTTTATTATAGCAAACGCTGGCTTACCGCCTCGGAGATAATCGCCTCTATATCGCCCACCTCCGACCGAACCGTAAAGCACCGGCTTAAGAGACTTACCGATACGGGAATGCTTGTTCGAAAAGATGCGCCAAAAGAAGGTGCCCCTCATAGGGTCCCGTATATCTACCAACTCAGCGATGCGACACGCCACGGGATCGAGTTTCGATACTGCCCATCGAGTCTTTCATTGGTAGCAGGTCCATTGGTAGCAGGTGATGTAGGAGCATTTTGGCCAGACACAGAAAAGACGGCAGAGGCGGCAACGACCATTACGCTGGTGGAGCCATCTGATGTGCCATCTGATTGTTTGCTTAAGGCAGCTCTGCGTGAAATCTTGACCAACTTCGAGTCGGGCAAAGAGCCCACCATCTTTGAGATAGCCAATAAAGTGGGGGCAGAGGCTAGGCACCTAGAACGATTTATGGCTGAGGTAGGGATTCAGGCCAAGAGCTATCATCGTCAGGGGCTGGAAGCTCGCCGTTATACCTTCGATCAGAGAGATCAGATTGAAGCCTTGATGCAGGAGATTTTACAAGACTCTACGCCTGCTCCGCTATATCGTAACGCCGACTACTTGTGGCTCAAAACTTGAGTCTTAATCACCATATGTTCTTCATAAGTTGTCTCTGGCCTTACATAAACGGGGACATGGAACTCTATCTCAGAATCGTCCATTGCAGTGGAGATATAGCTCATCTGCCCAAAAGGTGTAATCTGAACCGAAATCTCGATCGAATTGTTCATCTCAATCATCCCTCTTTAGATCTCTTCCTTCCAAGCCACACCATAGGATCTAACATCAAAGCCAATTAATGGTGACTGTTTTTGAACTTCCTCTTGGACCATCTTTGTAACTACATCTCTCAATGGTCCTAGCATCTGATTTAAAACTTTTTGTACCTCCTGCGGGAGGGTTTTCGGATCTATTGATGGAGGTAAAGAAAACTGTAGATTTATGTTTAAATTAGGAGGCATCTGGCGCTTCTTCTTAAGTTTAATGTTGATCTTGCATTCATGTAATTTTTTACCACTCTCTATGATCGCTATCGGCACGTCAGATAGTACTATCTCCTCTTTATCCTGGAGCATAGTTTCTGGATCGATCGGGTCGTTGAGCTTCAGAACACCTTCGTATGTAAGATATAATTCCCACATTAATCTTTCAAGTTCTTCGGAAGGTCTATCGACCTTAAGCCCTATATCTCCTGCCTCACGCCTTGCGATAGCATGGCCGTGGAAGTACATCTTCTCTATAAGTGTCTCTATTACCGTATTGAGCTCCGACTCCTCAATCTTCTCTTTTCTTGTAGTCAGAAGCTTTCGGGCAACCATTCGGATATGATTATTCTGGCGTGTAACGCTGCCAAGGTTTAAGGGACCTACTTGAGTGATCAATCCATTTAGTAATTGAGCCACTGCATCTTGATCATTGATATTTGCCGTTTCTCTGATGAATGATACAAAGGAGTTAACATCCTCCACTGAAATCTCCTGTGGTGGTGTAGATGCATCACCCACATTCGCTTTAGTGAGCGTGGGGTCAATGGGACCCAACTCCGCCTTTTTCCCCATGACAATGCTATCTGCCCCTAACGAAAGGAGTGTAGCAGCACTATGAGCTTTATAGGGAATCAAGACGTTGAATTCATCACAGAACTCTCTAATCATGCTTACAATTCGCCAAGGGACGCTAACATCGCCACCGCGGCTGTAAAGAAACATATCTATCTTTTTTGGGTTGCCCTCCTCGAATTCCAAGGTTAGCAGGTGGTCATATAGGTGTCTTACAGCATCTTCAGCAATTCTCGCAGGGGCGATGTTTCTGTCACCAGTAAAATAGACGATGACTTTGCTCCCCCGCTCTTGCTCAATTTGTTTAATTAGATCTCCGCCTATCTGACCCATGTACACCACCAAGTAGGGGGATCTTTCCATACGTTATATCTTAAACCTTTCTGAAAAGATCATTTCAGCCGAATGCCTGCCTTTCTGGCCCTTGGCCTTAGCATTTGCGGCAACGACACCTCTTATGGTCACAGGAAATCGCCGGGTGCCTTATATCCCCATCTGCGGTATGTGCGCGAGGTAGCTTTCGCGAAGCTCTTTCCGGTCGATGTGGTCGTAGATGTCGATGGCCTCTCTCCTCACGTCGCCCCGCAATTCCTGGATAAATTCGCGAGGCATTCCCGCGCGTCGGAGGTGGGTGGTGAACCAGTGGCGGCAACAGTGAGGCGAGAAATGGTCCTCCATCCGGTCGGACTCGGAATTATGAAGCCCTATTCGAGCTGCTGAAATTGTGACAGCATCATAGACGCCGTGACGATCAAGCCGCCCTCCCTGGCTGTTGATGAAAAGAGCTTTTGACTTCTTCTTATTGCGGGATTCCCTGGTCCTTAACCATCGCTTGAGAATAAATGCCGTCTCGTCGTCGAAAAATACCGTCCTGTTGGTCCTTTTAGCCGTCGGCTTGAGCCTGATGCTTTGCTCCACCCAATCGAAGTCGTCAATATCGAGGGTTATAAGCTCGTTTCGCCTGATGCCGGTTTTAGCCAACAACGTGATAACGGCTTTATCTCGAATATCGAGAGTAGAATTTATTAACGTGGTCATTTCCTTTGTAGAGATCAATTTACGCATCTGCCCTGCATCATTATCTTTATAGCTTCGGATGTATCGCTTTCTCACAGCAGGGGCGGGGTTTGAATCCATGTAGTCCTCGTATACCAGAAAATCATAGAAACTTGATATTTTGGTGAAGTATCCCTTGATGGTTTTCTGGACCAAATTTTGCTCTAGTAAGTGATCCAAGAAATCTCTAAGAACGTCCTTGTCAGCCTGTAACGGCTCCAAGCCGTGATTTTTAAGATATTGATTATATATAAGTATCGAAGAAACATAGCTCTTGACCGATGAGGGGGCCATGCCTTGTCTTACGCAGTCCTTTCTATATCGCTCGATCAGCTCGTCTGCAATGTCAATAGAGGAGGTGGCTTCAATCATCGTTTCCACCTCCAGCCCCGTGAGGTGGACTCCACAAGCCCATAAGCCTCCAGATTGTCAAGCTAAGAGGAGACCGCTTTCACAAGATCGGCTTCACGAGGATCAATCCCAAGCTCTTCAAGTATCCTGTAGCTATCGATAACTGTCTTCCGTTTCAGCAGCTCGACGAGTTCTTGGTTGTACTCACGCGCCCCCTCAAAACCGCCCTCCAGGAAAGTTACACTTCGATAACGCTTCAGTTCGGATTCGTACTTATCGATGACAATGTTCTTGAGCTTGAGATCGTCCCGAAGCGTTCTCACCTCGTCTCTGAGAGCCCCCAGCTCCTTTACCATCTCAGTCCGAGGCTTGAACTCCGACTCCTCTAAAAGTGCATTTTCCACAATCTCGATGACAAACTTTGAGAGCGGAACGCCTGCCTCGTTGGCCAGCGTTTCCCAGCGCTTCTTATCATCTGATGAAGGAAGGTAGAGATAGACGTAGCGAGACTTGTCAGGTTTAACCAAGACAGCCACCAAATTATATAGTGGACCCGCTACTATTTAAGCATTACTGGTAAAACAGGGCCGGAGCCGGGATTCGAACCCGGGTCATGGGATCCACAGTCCCAAAGGATGACCAGCTACCCTACCCCGGCACTTCAGCCTGTCCCCATTCATTCAGAGGAGATAAAACTTTCCCCGCACTGCCGCCCCCGCAAGGGCTCCCGGGGCCGATAGGCCTCCTCGGCCGTCTCGATGACCAAAGACAATAGGTCTTCGAGCCGGTTGATCCGGTAGACAGCCCCGAGGTCGCCGAGGGCCTCGTCCACCTGCTTGTTCTTGTTCGTCTCGTCGATGGAGAAGAGGACGAACCTGCCGAGGGCCGCCGCCTCCTTTATCGAGTCCCATTCGTTGTAGAGGTTCTGGATGTGGGTGTCGGTGATGCAGAGGATGAG